ATATCCTTAATATCCTTAATATCCTTAATATCATTAATAATAACTATATATTTTTCTGACATTTTAACTTAATAAAGTAATATAAAAATAATTCTATCTTACTTTATTAAGAATGAAGGCTTTTGCAATATTTTTACTTTTTATAGGTACTATATTGATAGTTCAAGGATATTATAGTAAAAAAAATAATTCTTATCAAAAAGAAAAAATAATAATTAAATATATTCCAAGAAGTATATATGAAGAACAAATGAAACCAGAAGAAAGTCTTGAAAATTATTATAAAGGTATGTTTCAAAATATAATATTAAAATAATTATTTTTATCCTCAATATTATTAAATGGATGTATTAAGAAATATTGAAAAAAAATTAGTTATTATATTAAGCGATAAAGATAATATTGATAATTCTAAAATTAATAATTTAAAAGATGCTATTAAAATATATACAGAAGATATATCAAAAAAAAATAATATATTAACAAATAAAAAAAATAAATATATAGAATTATATCATAATAAAAGATTAGATAATGAAAATTTATATGAAAAATATTTAATTGAAAAAGAAAATCTAATGAATAATTTAATTAAATATAAAAATATATCTTCATTACACGAATATTTAAATAAAAAACCAGAGTATAATTATAATATTCCTGAGATATATACTTATGAAAATATTTCATTAGAAGAAACAAAAATTATAAAACCTAAAGAACCTCCTAAAGAACCTCCTAAAGAACCTCCTAAAGAACCTCCTAAAGAACCTAAAAAACCTAAAGAACCTAAAGAACCTAAAGATCCTCAACCTGCTAAAGAAGATAAAGAATGTCCTGAAGGAAAAGAATTAAATCCAATAACAAAACGTTGTGTTAAAATATGCGATAAAGATAAAATAAGAAATCCCGAAACAGGAAAATGTGAAAAAATTAAAAAATTACCTAAAGAACCTAAAGAACCTAAAGAACCTAAAGAACCTAAAGAACCTAAAGAACCTAAAGAACCTAAAGAACCTCCTAAAGAACCTCTACCTGCTAAAGAAGATAAAGAATGTCCTGAAGGAAAAGAATTAAATCCTGTAACAAAACGCTGTGTTAAAATATGTGATAAAGATAAAATAAGAAATCCCGATACAGGAAAATGTGAAAAAATTAAGAAAAAATAATAGATTTTATATTCTAATATATAAAGCATCTCCCCATCCTTTTTCTGTTAATATAGTTAAAACTCTGACAAATCTATTTGTTAATAAAAAATCATCTAGTTCAGTAATAGAAGCGCAATTTTTATATAATTCTGTTTGATGTATTTTGCAGTAAATAATTTTAACATTTTTAATAAAGTTAATAGCACCCTTTAAAGCTAATAATTCTGCACCTTGAATAGTTATATTCATAAAATCATACATAGTATCATCAATATTATGTAATGCTAAAAATGTATCAATAGTAATACTTTTATTTTTGCACTTTTCAATATATGAAATATTTGGATAAATATTTTTGTGCTCTAACATAGATAATATACTCGAATAAGATGTATCGTTTGCTTTATTAAAAATAATATATGCATTATCTACATCTGTAATAATCGCATTATATACATTTAATATATTTTTATCTTTACAAGATTTTACCAATTTGTCATTTGCTTCAATCCATATAATATTTTTATTTTCAATACCTATACTATTATATATACATCTCTTCGCATAAATGTGCTCCAATATGCAAACATCCACTAACTTTAATTTTTCGACTATCTAATATTTTTGATAATTCAATTAATGTAATTAACATTATATCGCGTAATAATATTAATTATCTTAATATAATATATTATTAGATTAATGTCAGTTTCAACAACTAAACCACAATTCAATACAGGAGGTGAACGAAGTGAACGAAGTGAACGAAGTGAACAAAATGATATAAATGATCCAGTAGTTCAAGATGTTCTCAATGAATTCAGAGAAGAACTTTTATCTTCTAAAAACAAAGATAATGGTACTAATTTGCATAATATACATCAACAAAATATGCAACCTAATATGATTCCTCATCAATTAAATAATAATCAACCATCTTATAATTCATCAATACCCTCTAATATTCTAAATATTCCTCCTAATATGCACGGAATTAATCAAAATCAACAACAAAATATGACTTACTCTCATTATGCATCATCACAACCACAAAATATGAATAAAAATGATTATATGATGTATTTAGACATAGAATTAATAAAAAAAAACATAATTATAGTATTAATAGTATTTTTAATATATCATAGTGGTATAATAAATAACATTTATGATAAAATTCCAGATTATCTACAAGATAATCTTGTAACTTTTGACATATATATAAAAACTACATTAATATTTATTATATTATATATTATATCTTATTTAGGATATGTATAATAATACTAATAATTATAAGAATATTTTATATCTTGTTGTGCTAAAATTTTTGTTTCTCTAATAGCACCAAAATACTTATAAAGATACAAGCAAATTATTATAAATGTTAAAATCATAGATATTATCGTTGTTCCTATGATAACACTATAACTATCAGAATCATATATTTGTTTATTAATTACTATAAAAGTTATTATTACCGAATTATATAATAATACTACAAATGCATAAACTACAATAAATATAAAATGACTAGTAAAATATCCCCATAATAATGCCATTATTATTAATATACTTATAATACAATATCCAATCATAATAAATACATTTTTAACAATAGTATCATTTTCTGTTTGAGTAACAAATTTTTCTTTCATTATATATATATCTAATAATTATTAAGATAATTTATTACTATTATTTATATTTTTATAAAATTCTTTAACATATATATTTGTTTTAAAAGAATTTTTATCAACATCAATTATTTTAATAGATCTTAAATTTTTTGCACGAGATAACGCTGTATATGATTGTCCGCATGTGAATATATTAGGTCCTAGATCTAATTCTAATGCATCTATTGTCATTCCCTGTGATTTATGAATAGAAAGAGCATAACATATTCTAACAGGCATATGATTAATGAAAGATTTAGTATTATTATTAAAAATATCTGTATAGTAATTAATTTTGTGCATATTACCTTCAACATCGCAAATAATTATAAAATCTTCATCTAAATGTTTAATGACACCTCGTGTTCCATTTACAAGAGCATTTTCAATATTAATATTTCTTATAATAATTATTTGAGAATTTAAAGTTAGTTCTATTAAATATTTATCTCTATCTTTTTCCATATCAATACTAGAATTTGCAAAATATGTTCTTGACATATTTCCACAAGATTTAAGTTTTTCTATTTCAATTAGATTAATTTTATCTACATCAACATTTATAGGATATAATTTTGTGGGTATTATTCCATTTTCAAATTCTGTATTTCGTAATTTATTTAATACATTTATAATATTATCAGTACATTTACCTTTTCTAACAATACGTAAAATATTTTGAAATAATAAATCATTACTTTGTCGAATTAATTGTTCCAATAAAATAACTTTAATATTTATTTTTTTCCACAATTCTGATAAAAAACAATATTGACCTTTTACTGGTGCTAATTGACAAAAATCTCCTATTAAAATTAATTGAATATTTCCAAAATATATATCTGTACATTTTATCATACATAACAATTCGGATATTTTTTCAAATAATTCCTTATCAAGCATAGAAATTTCATCTATAATTAAAGTATCTATTTTTAATATATTTTCAATTTTTTTCTTATTTTTTAAAAGATTACTAAATATATCTTTTGTATTTGCTTTACCTAAACCAAGTCCTAAAAAAGAATGCAATGTTTGTCCTCCAATTAAAACAGCTGCTGTTCCTGTCATAGCAGTTAAAGCATAATTTTTATTATTATTTCTCAAATATTCCATAATATATTTAATAGTAAATGACTTTCCTGTTCCTGCTGAACCTGTAAGAAATATACTATACCCTTCCTTTATACTATCTACAGCATATTTTTGCTCATTATTTAAAAGCTCCATTATAAAAATAAAATATAATTCTAATCATTTTTTTAAATTAAATATATATCAAACTATAAAATAATATATTCTTATTATATTTTTTTATAATAGAACATAGATAAAATGGGTGATAGACCACCACTAGGTCCGGAAATCCCATCTTATCATATTTTACCACGAACTAATATATCAGATTCAACTAATAATATTCCTGGACCTTCTAATGGATGGACAAGTGTATTAACGGGAGATGAACTCGCGAGAATACGAGAAAAAGAAAGACGTGCTTTAACTCGAGGTGTATCGAGTATAGAATCGAGTATAGACTTTCATAGGCAAAATATGCTCGATATAGCGGGACAAGTGATGAGTTTGATGGACCCTAATTTCAATAAACCTTCAGATCCCGTTAGTACTAAGATACAGAATAGAACAACACCACGCGTCCTTCAGGTCATTCCTCATAAAACAGGAGGAAAATATAGTAAAAACGTATATAAAAAAGTAGGAAAAAAAGAAGTTTTAGGAAAAGATAGAGTTATATATAAAATGAAAGGTTCTAATAAAGAATATTTAAAAACTAAAGGAATTTATATACCTGTAACAGAATATAAAAAAATAAATATTACCAAAAAATAATGTAAATATATTAAACTATTATTATAATGTTTCGAATAATTTTTTAACTCCCTTATTTTTTTTATTATAATTTGATATAAATATATTATTTTTATTTTGAACTCTTTTAATAACCATATTATGATAAATTTCATCGTGTTTTGGAGGAAAATTATAATACCATTTTTTTAATATTTCAACATCAATTATTTTTTTCGGATTACATTTATATTCTCTGTACATATATAATATAGCTCTTGAAATAATTCCTTTTGAATCATTATTTGGAATAAATAATTTATCTTTGTGATTAACATAATTATCATATTCTAACATTATCCAATTTTTATCATATTTATCATATTCATCATAAAATTTATAATTAGATCTATTTAAATTTAAAGTATTTAGTGTTTTAATAATATTATGCATATCATTCGATTGTTTAATATTTAATAAACTCTGCGGATATATATGTTCCGCAGAAAAAAATGTATTTTTCATATCATCTTTTGCATAATTTTTATTTATGTATATAAGAGGCATTTTGTTATCATTTAAAATAATATTTTTTATAATACTACATTGTGTTCTAAGAATCATATTATGATAACAATACGCGTAACTTAAATTTACTAATAATATAAGTATATATCGCATACACTTAATATATTATATATAAAATAATAATTTATACTATCATTTTTTTTGCAATATCGCTATATAGAATATTAAAAAATGCAAACATATTATCGTGTATATTACGATTTATATCAGGTTTAAATAAATTTAATAAAATTTTTGATTCAAAGTCACCATGTATCCAATAATGTATCATAACTGGTTTAGATGAATAATTACCATTTTTAACAGAACTCCAATCTCCAGAACAAGTAATTAAGTTATTTAATTTTAAATCATTAATAGGATATATTAATTCTCTATCATATATAATATTAACATGGTCACCTAAATTTGAATTTGTATATTTATCTGTTATGTATCCACCACCAAAAATATCAAATTTATTAAATAAATTATATCCTCGTAAATCAATAGTTTCCGGTATAGAAAATAATAAATTATGTAAAAATCTATTATTTTTATTAGATGCAAAAAATGCATTACATATATATGTATCAGTATTATATATATATTTTGTTTGTTCACTTGGTTCTAGACTAATATTAAATCTATCTTTTGTAAAATCTATAATATTTTCTATATCTTTTAAAATTAATATATCTAAATCTATATATATACCACCATAATGATATATTATCATTAATCTCGCTATATCTCCTCGTTGAACACCTGTTTTTGCAGAATTATATATTTTATAAAAATTAGGATAATTTTCATTTATTAATTTTAATATCATTTCATCTGTCCATAAAATAAATTCATAACCCTTATCTTTCAATAATTTAATATTCTCATCTCTAATATATTTTAATATTTGTGGTAAAGGATCATCGCTCCATGTTTGATGAATAATCTTAGGTATCATATATTTATAATAATTAATATCTTTAATCTTTATACCCTATAAAATAAATTTACTATAATATTTTTGATAACAAATATCTAAGTTAAAGTCATCAATGTTTTATCTACAATATAATCAATAATAACTATCATATTTATTAGTTTAACATTACAAAAATCAAAAGATGGAACATATATAGATGTAATATTAAAATTTCCAAAAATATTAAGAGCCCACATGAATTTAAAAAATATAGTATATAAAAACATATTTATAGTATCATCATATGCTCTGTAATTTATCAATGTATCACTATAATAATATACGGGAAGTATATGAAATATAATATTACATATCATATATTCTGTTCGTAATAATGTAGAACTAGATACATTTTTAATAATTTTATTTAAAACAAATGGTGTACCATCAATAGTTTCAAATAAAATTCTAGGATCATATATTAAAAAACTATGAAATAATAACATTATTATTAATGAATTATTTGCAATAAATTTTGATATTAATAGATTATTAATACTAAATACATTAATTAATATATAATGTATAAACATTATATATATATTCCAATTTGTATATTGATTAATTTTTCTTTTAATAACATTTATTTTAATAGAACTATTATATTTACTGCTTATCATCATTAATATAAATATACTATAAAGAAATAGATCAAATTGATTATTATTTTTATTATATATTACTAATTCATTCATAATTCTATATTTTATATAATATTATCTTATATCTTATATAATATTCATTCTAATGGTGACGAAGTTATTGATATTCCACAATATTCTACATTTTTTATCTTAAAATCTTGTTTTACATATAACCCGATATTAATTGCTTCTTCTAATATCCATCTAAAATTATCCCAAAATTCATCTGTATGTCCTATACTTTCTGTCGCTAAATGTGCAAATTCATGTAATACAACAAAAAATAATGTATTTATATCTATTAATTTATCATTATTTCGCAAACATAAGACTATTTGTTCTCCCTTATTTACTGAATAACTGGTGTATCCTGGTGTAGTAACGCCTTCTTTCAATCTATCAGGTCTAAAATTCTGTTTTAATAATTTAATTCTAGTATCATTCTTTCCATAGGATTTTTCTAAATGTTCCATTAATATAACAAGTTTTTCTCTTATTTTTGCAATTAAATTTGCTGCTTCTAATGAATCATCTTTTATTTGAACTATATATTCTTTATTATCTACATTACTTTTAACTTTTATTAATCCATAATTTACATAATAATTATAAATATAGTAAATTCCTATAATAGTTGCTAATATAATTATAAACCCTTCTATATTAATTTCCATTCTTCTATTACTTATAATAAATTAAAAATTGATTTATAATGATTTAAATAATTAATCAACATATTTTATTATAATGGATTTTCCAAGAAAAAATTATGAACCTTTGAGTAAAAAACCTATAGAATTTCAAATAACAGATATATATATACCTGAAGGAGATAGAATAAAGGATAAAGATTTTGACGAATTATATTCAATTATATTATTTGGAGTATGTGATAATGGGGCAACAATATCAACAAAAGTTAATTGTTTCAAACCCTTCTTTTATATTAAACCTCCTGAATCATGGGAAAAATATAATGATAATGTATTTGAAGCAAAAGTAAGTGAATTAAAAAATATTATATTAAATGATAAATATACATCATCATATAATGGTAATAAATATGAAAAGAAAATTATACCTAAAAATATGTTATCTCAATTTTCAAATATTTCTATAGTTGAAAAGAAAGATTTTTGGGGATTTACAAATAACAAACTTTTCAGATTTATTAAATTATCTGTAAAATCTCTTAAATTATATAATAATTTAAAATACTATTTTAAAACATTGGAAAAACAAGGATTTAAAGCATATGAAAGTAATATAGACCCATTCTTAAAATATATTCATATTCAAAATATTAAACCTTGTGGATGGGTTAAAATAGATAAATATGAAATTATCGAAGATACAAGCAGATGTGATTATAATATTAGTGTAGATGGTAAGAATGTTATACCATTTGAAAGTAATAAAATTGCACCAATTTTAATAACATCTTTTGATATTGAATGTACTAGTAGTCATGGTGATTTTCCTGTTGCTAAGAAAAATTATAGTAAAGTCGCACAAGATCTTGCATTAGTTGCAAAAGCAGGATATGAATATACTAGTGATTTTATTATACATTGGATTAAATCTATATATAAAAAAGATATTATAATAGATGAAAAAACTAATTTAAAAATTAATAGAGTATATGCAAAAAGAAAAATTAATCAAGATTATATTGATAAAATACCATCATTATTAAATGAAAAAATGAAAGATATTATAGACATTTTAGATAAAATATCATCTTCTATCAAAATAGAAAAGGAAGAAAATTTAGATGATATTTCATTAGAAGATAATGATGAAGAAGATGATACTAATATGACAATTGCTCAATTAAATGAAGAAGAAGCAAAACTTGCAAAAATTTTGGATAAAATTTTAGTACCTTTAGAAGGAGATAAAATTATTCAAATAGGAACAAGTGTGCATATGTATGGTTCTGATAAAATAATATATAAAAATATTATTACATTAGATACATGCGATTTAATTGAAAATTGTGTTGTTCAATCTTGTAAAACAGAAAAAGAATTATTGATAAATTGGAAAAAATTAATGAATGAACTTAATTCTGATATAGTTACTGGTTATAATATATTTGGTTTTGATATGCCCTATATATGGGACAGAGCTAACGAATTAGGTATAATAGAAGATTTTGAAATTGGATGGGGTAGAATATTCGGACGTAAAACTGCTCTTATAGAACAAAAGTTATCGTCTTCTGCACTAGGTGATAATATATTAAAATATATTGATATGGAAGGTGTTGTATTAATCGATTTATTAAAAGTTATGCAGAGAGAACAAAAACTAGATAGTTACAAATTAGATAATGTGGCTTCTATATTTTTAGGAGATAACAAGAATGATTTAAAACCGCAAGAAATTTTTAACAAATTTAAAGGAAATTCTAGAGATAGATGTGAAATTGCAGAATATTGTATTCAAGATTGTTGTCTAGTAAATAGATTAATTCATAAATTAAAAATAATTGAAAATAATATTGGTATGGGAAATGTTTGTTTAGTTCCTCTCAATTATTTATTTAGAAGAGGGCAAGGAATTAAGATATTTTCACTTATAGCAAAACAATGTATGGAGAGAAACACCTTAATTCCTACTATTAAATCTTATAATGACAATATTATTGATACAGATGATGGGTACGAAGGAGCAGTTGTACTAGAACCAAAAGAAGGGATTTATTTGAACGAACCGATAGTAGTATTTGATTATGGATCTTTATATCCATCATCGATGATTTCTAGAAATTTATCTCATGATTGCTTTTTAATGGATGAAAAATATAGAGTAGAAGATCCAAATATTGAATATAAAAATATATATTATGATATATACGAAGGAAAAGGAGATAAAAAGAAAAAAGTAGGGGAAAAAGAATGTACATTTATTCAATATAAAGATGGTAAAAAGGGAATTATTGCAGATATTTTAGATATGCTATTAGTTGAAAGAAAAAATACTAGGAAAAAAATAGAGTACAAAACTATCAAAGATTCTGAAAACAATATATATATTTGAATATGCAATGATAATGGGGATACTTATAA